GGCCGGGAAGGAAATCCTATAGAGGTGATTTGCATGTCCTCTAAAAATCTAGCAACTGGAGAATATAAAAATCTCTGGGCTGATGAGCTTTTGCTACTCAAGGACCATCCATTTAGTAACAGCGGAAACCAGATTTTGGTTGCCTATTTCGCGAGCGCTGAAATGAATTGCTATAAAGCGCTTGGGTGGTCGTGGCCAGAAAATATTCTGGATTTATTTGCTGAATTTAGATGCCTAACTAACGGCCAACCACCCTTTTTTGGCAATTCCTTATTGGGTGCACTTAAGTCATTCGGGATTCAAATTTGCGAGCCTGCCCATAAAGATCTGATGCGATCCCTAGCATTACGCGGTGGCCCTTACACCACAGATGAAAAGACAGCGCTTCTAGATTATTGCCAAAGTGATGTGGATTCTCTTGATCAGTTATTAAATGCCATGGCAAATAGCCTAGATCTACCCAGAGCACTTCTTCGAGGCGCTTATGCCATACCCCTAGCCATTATGGAATCTAATGGAACTCCGATTGATATGGGTATCTATAGCTCACTTTGTCAAAACTGGGAATTGATTAAGGCAGAATTAATTAATCAAATTGATGAAGACTATAACGTCTATGAAAAAGGGGTCTTTAAAGAAGTACGATTTGAGGCATACCTTACAAAAAATCAAATTAAATGGGAGCGGCATCCAAGCGGAAGACTTAAGCTCGACGAAGAAACATTTAAGCTAATGTCTAAGATACATCTGCAATTAGCCCCACTAAGAAAGCTACGAGATAGCCTATCTAAGCTGCGACTCAATGCTCTTCAAGTAGGCTCCGATGGACGCAATCGCTGTTTACTATCACCCTTTAGCTCAACTACTAGTCGTAACCAGCCCTCTACTAATAAGTTTGTATTTGGGCTATCTAAATGGGCTAGAGGATTAATGCAACCAATGCCTGGGCGCGCTCTTGCCTACATTGACTGGTCACAGCAAGAGTTTGGTGTCGCCGCAGCTTTATCAAAAGACATAAATATGATGGCTGCTTATGAGAGCGGCGATCCATACCTTGCGTTTGCAAAACAAGCTGGCGCCGTACCTGAAGGCGCCACGAAGAGAAGTCATCTTCAGGAGCGTGAGCAATACAAACTCTGTGTCTTAGCAACTCAATATGGGATGGGGGCAGAAGCATTAGCACAAAGCCTCAAGCAACCCGTAATACGTGCCAGACAACTCTTAGCTGCCCATCGGCGTATCTACAAACAATTTTGGGAGTGGTCTGATAGCGCCTACAACCACGCCATATCAACCAATAGAATTCAAACGGTTTATGGCTGGCGGCAAATTGTGAAGCCAGATTTGAATCCCAGAAGTATTCGGAACTTCCCGATGCAAGCTAATTCCGCCGAGATGCTTCGAATTGCCTGCATTTTGATGGCAGGTCGCGGGATTTATATGTGTGCGCCAGTACATGACGCAATTCTTATCGAAGCTAATGAGGATGAAATTGATCTGGAAGTACAAATTGCGATTGAATGCATGACACAAGCCAGTCGCTATGTCCTTAATGGATTTGAGCTGGGCAGCGAGACCGAGGTGATTCGATACCCCGATAGATTTCTAAGTGACGCTGACTTGGAGTTCTGGAATCAGGTGATAGACATCAATCAAAAAGTGCAAAACATAACACCAACCTATAACTGAGGATGACACCTGTCCATTCTTATATATCTAATAGAAATAAAGCAATTATGAAAACAAAATACTTTATCAAAGGCCCAATTCCTCTTTCTTGGCTAATCAAAGCAAATCGCCTGGGTGGGTGTACGAGTGCAGTAGCAACATCCCTATGGTTCTACGATGGCATCAATCATGGAGAGTCATTCCGTCTAACTTGGAGGCTAGATGATGTGACTGGTATCTCCAGACAGGCAAGACAAAGAGCGCTAAAGAGATTAGAAGCCGCTGGCTTGATCCATCTGACCATAAGACATGGGGCATTCCCAGTAGTTAGGATTATTAAAGACTTCGAAGATGAATATGAAGATATAGGGGGGTATGGGGGTCTAATCCCTAGCACCTTTAGTGTCTAGACCGTACGTGAAGGCAAAAATTGTCACACTATACAAAACAACAGGGAGAGTTAAATGCTAAAAAAACTTAAGCGAGTAAATTCAGTCGTTGAAATTCCATTCGACCCAAGTCTAGTTAATACACCCGATTGGTTATCCCCTTCCCAAAAAGAAGGTTGGCGAAAAGCTATTGAAGTGGCACCAAAGGGTCTCTTAAAAAAGATTGACTCTTCAATTCTCACAATCTGGGTTGTGGCAGAGTCCGTACATCGTGAGGCAAGCGCCTTACTCGCCGAGGAAGGCTTGACTGTTAAGTCAGTCAATGGCTATTTGATCCAATCTCCATATTTGCCCATCATTAACCGTCAAGCAGTCTTAATGCTTAAGGCATCCACAGCTCTTGGCTTCGATCCTGCGTCAAGAGAAAAGTTAGATATACAGCCAGAACATGACCCAAACAACCCGTGGGCAAAGTTTAATATTGATTAGGGCACGAGTTAAATGTACTACAGCAGGCTGTTTTAAATTACAACTTCCATTAGAAACTAAAACATCTGAGACGCTTTTGATAGCAGCTAGTCTGACAATTTTCCGCAAGACCAACTTTCAAAAACAAGGGTATTCCCATGAAAAGCAGAACCGATCAAGTTATAAGCCCTATCCCCCTAGCTAGCTGGGTTAAAAATCCCGAAACATGGGATAAGTACACCTTTATTAATGATGCCTCTGAGTACCTATGGGAGGCATATGAAAGTAGCACAGAGCAAGATCAGCATGCTTTAGCGATGCTTGCAGAAGTACTAGAGACATTCGTTGTGTGCTGCAAGGATATTTCAGAGAATGGCTTAGTGATCACCCATCACAACGGCGTCAAAGGGAAAAATCATCACGTAGATATTCGAGAAAAATCCATTACCAAGGCGATACTTTTAATGACTGAACTAGGATTAACTCCGAAAAGTCGATTTCCCATCAAACCCAAGCTAAACCCTGAATACGAAAAGCTTTTGCGCGGTCCTGGGGGGTAGGAATGGCAGCAACGGACCAACGATCCGTTGGTCTACAACAAGAAATACTAATGAGGCAAGCTATCTCATATGTTCACAGCATTCATCTAGCCAGCCTTTTACACTCGCCCTAAGATATGCGGACCCAGAGGCCCTTTTGAACTCCGCCCTGGAATTACAGGTCCTAGCCAACTCCATACATTTTTCTTTTGTCCACAATCTTTGTCCAACTGTTTTTCTGCCATCAGGAACCATATGTGCTGTGCATTTCTCAATCCAGCCATTCTTAGCGGCTATTGAATACCCACTTCTTTTTGCCTGCTGCCACTCGGACTTAGTCTTATATTGCCGGGCGTCTTCAAAGCAGCTAGTTAACGTCCAATGGTTCTTTTTATGCAGCAGTCGATCCATATGACTTGAGCATTCCACAAGCCATTTCTTTTTAAATGCAGCCTGATAACTACCAGAACTGCCCATCTGCCACTCTTTAATAGTCATGTATTTTTTTGCCTCTGAAATACACGATTCTTTAGTCCACTTAAGTCTATTTTTAACTTTGAGCAACTCTGACGGTGTTAGATCTCTTTTTAATAGCGGAATAATAAGTTTTTTATTTTTAGAAATTAACTTAATCTCTTTAAGCACCCTGACAAAGATTTCTTCTTTTGATTTAATTTCCCACTGCTTTATTTCTAAGTAATTAATGCCATGGTCTTTAGCCCATGTCTTTTTGAATAAGTCTCGAGCCTGTATATCTTGAGCATCTGAATCTCTCCTACCCCAGCCAATTAGATGCTGCTCACCATGAAATTCAATAACTAAGTTGTAATCAGGCAAATAAAAGTCAAATGGTCTGCGATCGATTTCACTACCATCCTGGAAGCGGTGTTCCGTCTTATAGCGAACATCATGTGAAAGCAGTACCTCAAGAATGGATGCTGGACCAAACCACATACCACTTTTTTCCATGTGATCACAGCATTGCACTAACCACTTCTCTTTATTTGCCTTAGAGAATGATGCGCGATGCTCCATTCTCCACTGAACCTTTGATTTATATTTCCTAGCCTGATCCTGGCAACGCTCTAGCGTCCAATAACCATCAGGCATTCGGCTGGAATGC